ACGTTGGCGATGATCTGCCGTTGGGGCAGCATGACGCCGGCCAGGTCAAACTTGCTGGCCAGCTCGAACTCGACCAGGTCGCGGTTCTCGTTTGACTTGCGATCGACGTACCAGATCTCCGTCGGGAAGCGGGCATTAGGGTCGGCCGCCGCCTCACCATCGAGGAACTTTTTCAGCGTGCGGATCCGCCGCACCGTGGCGCCACCCAGGTCGTTGCCGGGTGTGGTCGCATTGACCAGCAGCAGCAGCGTGGTCATGTCGCTGAACAGGTTGCTGATCCGCAGCGTCGGGCGTGGCAGGCTGCCAGAGCTTGTGTAATCGAAGCCCGTCGCCTCGACTGGAAGCCTGACGTAGGTGTTGCTGGCAAAGACGATGTTGCCGGTGACGGCTGCGTTCACGCCGTTGTGCCAGTAGTAGGTGGTGCTGGCGCCGTGCAGCGTGGTGTCTAGCTGCAGCTCAAACAGCTCGATGATCGCGTTCGGACCCAGGACCGCCAGCTCTTCATAGACGCTGCTGATCGCTGCCCATGTGACGCCGCCGTCAACGATTGTGCTGCCGATGTCGGTCGGCCACGCTGGCTGCGTGCTAGCGCTGGTGCCTGCGACCGTGCAGCGAAACACCAGCCCGCTGGCCTGTGTGGTCGTGGCGCGGACGATGTCACCGACGACGTAGGCGGTGCTGGCTTGCCAAGCGGTATAGGCCATCAAGGTTCAAACACTTCCTCGAATGTAGCCGTAATGTTGTTGAAATTACAATTGACCAGGCTATTGTTCCATGCCTTGCAGACCCATTTGCCTGCATAGCCAGCCGGATCGGTCCAATCGAATGACTCGACGCCGCCCCGGGCCCGCAGGAATCCAAGGATGTTGTCCCGCTCGGTGTCGGTGCGGTTCAAGAAGGTCAGCGACCACTTCTTCGGCTGCGTGTTCAGGCCATAAGCAAGCCGCTGCTCGTAGCCGTCACCAAACTTTACAGACCTGATTCGAGGCTGCTCCTCGAGATCGGCGCTAAAGCTTGGCGTGTAAGTGAAGGTTGCCATCAGCGTGTGTTCGCGAGGAGGCCACCAGGCCGTTGCATCTTCACGATCTCGGCCTGCACAGCAGCACCGATGATCCGTCCCATCTGATTGGCGCCGGGGCCATCGCCCTCAACAGCAGTTCCGCTGGCATCCACGCTGACATTCACGACCGTGCTGCCGCCACCGCTGCTGGACACACCCAGTCTGCCATCGGATCCGCGCCGCAGCGGCAGAATCGCCTCCGGGCCCGCCTCACCCATGAGGCCGATGCCCTTGGCGAATGGGAACAGGGTCGGTCGATTGACCACGCCGCCATAGGCGAATGGGACGATGCCGTTCTTGGCGTAGGCGTTGCCCATTGCGTTTGGCTTAAACAACCCACCAAGCAGACCGCCACCGGTGCCAGTACCAGACATCACTCCAAACAGCGCCAGATTTATGGCCACATCCAAGAGCCTGTTCGCAATTGAATTGAGCAGGTCAGATGCCACCTGCTGCAGACTCTTTGTTCCATCAATTGCGCCTTGAATTGCACTCACAACCCCATCTTTGATCGACATGCCAATGTCGGAATACAGTTGCTTCATATCCTTGGCGGCCTGCGTTTGCTGCACAAGAGCGTCTTTTTGCGCAGCAAGCAATTCGAGTTGCCGACGCAACACAGGATCGAGGGTGTCCCAATCACCTAGGTATTTTTCTTTGAGTTGATCAAGGGTACTCAACTCTTGTCCCATGCGCTGCAAATCTCGTATTTGCTTTTCCAAGTCAGCGACTTCTCCTCCCGCGATTTGACGGCTGGCGATCTGACGCACATCGAGGGCGCCAAGGCCTTCAAATGCAGTCTGACCAGCGACGCCACCAATTTGCAACGCACGAGCACGGCGCTTTGCGATGTCTTCGGTGATTTCGCGGGAAGCCCGCTGGAGAGGGGTCTCGGTCGGGCCAGCAACGCCGCCCGGGCTTGTTACCTCACTTAGCAACGAGGCCGCCTCCTCCCTAAGCTTTTTGACTGTTTTATCGAATTCTTGGCGAACAGTTTGCCCTTCGAGCTTGATAGCCTTCTGCTGCTCATCGTAAACTTTTTTGCTTACTTCTCCAAACTTCAAGCGCAAATCAAGCTGGGCTTGCTCATTGCGAAGAATCTCTTCTGCGGTCAAAAAAGCGGCAGCAGCTTTTGCCGTTTCTGTTTCTGCCAATGATTCACTTAAGCGACCTTGCTTTGCCAGAACTTCATTTTGAGCATTAAGTTGATTAAGCAATTCATTGAACAAGTCTTTTCTTTCGCGTGCGGCCGCCTTGTCATCGCGACCGCCGCCGCCAGCTCCCTGACGGAAGTTTGTCCTGCCGCCAGAAAGGTCAAGCGCCGGTATTTCGGGCATCATTGCGCCAAGGCCGCTAAATGCTTGATCAATGGCGCCAGTAATTCCTGATGTAATTCCTTTTACAATTTTACCTTCATTAAAAGCTGCATCAATTCCAACGCCCAAGCCTGCAATAAGTGCGGCAATCGCCCCTGGCTTGCTTTTCAAGAAGCCTGCCGCGCCCGCAAGCAAATTAGCGGCAGTAAGAGCCTTTAGGGCTTTAATAAGTGCACCCGTAACAGTAATAGCAGCTCTTGCGCCAGCAATGAATGCTCCGAACACTTGCAATCCAGCGAACACGACCAGTGAGCCCACCAGCCCATCCACAACCCCCTTGAGAATTCCCCCTTGCTGATAAGCCTTGCGGAACCCATCCACCAAGGAAGGAAGCGCCCTGGCGATTGCGGTAAGAGCAGGTGTTATTGATACAAGGAATCCCGTAAACACTTCTTGCAACTGTGCGCCCAATGGCTGCAGTGCCTTGCCAACATTCAACCTCATATCGTTAAATGCAACATTCAATCGGGCGCCTGCATCTTCTGACGATTTTGCAATTTTTAATGCAGTCTGGCCGTACCTCCCTCCAGCCAGTTCTAAAAACTTCATCAAATCATTCAGGCCAACTTGTCCTTGCTCCAGGGCTTTTTGCAGTTCGGGGCCGGTTCTTCCAGTTGCCTGTGCAAACAACGTGAATGTACCAGGCAATCTTTCAGCAATTTGATTTAGTTCTTCAGCGCTAACCTTGCCTTTGGAGAATACCTGCGTCAATGCGAGCAATGCGCCATCAACTTGCTCGGCACCGCCACCAGTAGCCTTAATCGCTTCGGTCATAGACCTGAAGGCAAAAATGGAGTCGTTCACATTGCCGCCGGCACCCAGCACGGCAGCGCTCAAGCGCGTCAATCCTCTGGTGGCTTCTGTCTGAGGAACGTTGAGATCACGAGTAACCAAAGCAGCGGCTGCAATCGCTTTGTTGTAGTCATCCTGATTGCCAACAATTCCGCGCAAGGCAATTTGCAGCTTTCCGATCTGGGCTGCATAATCAGCCGTGCCAGCAATCTGCTGCCGGAACATTCCAAGCTGGGCGCCAGCAGCAGAACCAGCGAATGCGCCACCAACAATTCCCAGGCCTGGTATCGAAGCACCAAGAGCAGCGCCACCTAAGCCACCGAGGAAACCTTCAGGCCCGCCAAAAATGCCGCCAGAGATCACGGCGCCGGCAGTTTGCACCGCTTGGCCCGGTGTGATGCGACCACGACGGCGGCGATCTCGAGCCTCGAGTTGACGATCAAAAGCAGCAAGCTCATCATCAAAGGACTTTTGCCTAAGGCGTCCTTCAAGATCTAGCCCTTCAAGCAGCTTTTCAATATGCAAATTATCGTATCTAGACTGTATTTCGGCTCGTTGAACGCGAGCATTTTCGTAAATCTTATTTACATCATTCAGCGATCTTTCGATCGCTTCCTCGGCTCTGCGAGCGGCCTCAGGGAAGGGCTCTGGACCGATCGGCCGCGCATATGCCTGCTCTTGAACGCGAATGCGATCTGGCGTGCGAGCGCCACGGGCGATCATTGCACCGGTGGCAGGATCTCGGAAGCCGCCAACACCAGGCGCCATCGGGCCCTGAGTGCGGTAGTACTCCTGGATCGTTTCCAGCTTTGCCGCTCGACGCTCTGCGCCAGCTTGAGCGATGTTCAGGCGATTGAAGGCTTCGGCGGTGCCAAGCAACTCAGTGCGCAGCTCACGCTGAACTGCTGCCATTTGCATCGAAACACGGGTGTAATCGGCGCTCCCCCTTTCAACGTTGTTAAGTTGCGCAGATAGCTCAGACAACTGCTGCTCGAGCGCTGCAGTTGTATTAGGCAGATCAGGCAGCCTTGATGGATCTGCATAGCCTGCAGTAAATTCACGGCTTTGATATGCGCGAAAGCCTGCAATAACATTTGCTCGACCGGTTCTTCCGGCCTGCGTCATCGACAGAAGCTGGATTCTTTCCAGTGTCTGCAGGTATTGCTCCGAGTCAAAACGCAATTCCGCCATGCCACGGCGAAGAATCGAGATTTGGCTTGCAAGACGTTCCGGTGTTGCACCAAAGCCGGCGGTCAGCGTGCGACTGAACTGCTGGGCCTCGGTGGTGAGACCGGTCAGGCGGGTGCGAGCGGTCTCGATGTCTCTGCCGAGCTGAGCGAACGCGGACGACCCGGGCCTGGTCTGCTGCTGAAGGGCGCCAAATGCCTGAATCTGACGACGCAATGCATCTGCATTGCGCTCCGACGCAGACGTGGAGGCAAGAACGGCTTGCCGCTGCTGATCAATGGCGGCGGTAGTGCCGCGCATTTCAGTTTCAAGCCTGTTTATATCATCATTAAGCTTTCTATATGTCGCGCTATTGATGTCAGCCTGCGTCTTCAGGCCGCGCAATGCTTCAAGCTGACCCTTGATTAACTGTTCGCTGCGAGCCGAAGCATCGCTATATTCGTTAATGCTGCGACGAACTCGCTCAATAGCTGAAGTAGTAGGCCCATCAAGCGTCTTCTGCAGATCCTTGAAGGCGCTGCTGACCTTGTCCAGGCCCTGCAGACCCTCAATGCCAAGGCGGACCAGGATGTCGGTGATCTGCCTAGGTGCCATCCTTGTTCTCCTTGGCAAGCTCGGTGAGAGCGGCTGCTTCCATTACCCGCAGCCCCTCCATCATCTCGAGGCGATCACCCACCGAGTATAGATCCAACAAGCCGCCTGGCATCAGAAGCACCTCGTACTTCAACCCGAGGTAACCAGCCATTGTTGTATTCCATTGTGTTTGCATTCGTAAAAACATCATCACTATATCCCAGTTCTCGTCCCACACTTCAAATTGTTCTTCCTCGAACTCCTCCGGCTCTGCAGGGAGAACAATGCCAAATGCGGCAGCATCCTCCCCGCTTTTATCTTCTACACGCTTGCCGCCTTTCGTCCAAAAAATAGCGGCCTCTTTTAGTTTCCCGCTTTTGCTCCGTCAAAGGTTTCGGTATATGCTTTGAGCACGCCCCGAATCCAGTAAGGATCGTCGGAGAATTCTTTCAGTGCTTCTATCGAAAACGGCACTTCCTTGCCGTCTTCATCGGCAATTCCGTCCCATCCAAGCACTACAGACTTGAGGAGCTGCAGGTCGCCCTTTTCGGACAGCTTGCTGAACTCGCTGCGTCCAAGGCGCTTAAATACAACGTCAAACGTACTGGAATCGAAGGTGCCCCCGTCACTGGGCTCTTCGACGGTAACGGGCCATTTGAAAGTCTTGACCTTTTTGCGGACAAACGCCATTGATTGGAAGGCACTGCTCACCAATCATACACGCAATAAAAAAGGGGCGACCATGGCGCCGCCCCTCTTGAATTGGCCTGCCTGCCGAATCAAGTATAAACAATGCTGAATTCGTCATTACCGCTTGTGCTAGGCACAGCAGTGTAAGGAATGTTCAGCATGTGAATGCCGTCCTGATCGCTGTAGGACACGTCGCCGATGTCGATCCTGGTGGAGGCGAAATCAACGATGTTGCCTGCGGTCTGGCCGTGCTGGAACAGCAGGTTGCCCAGGGTGCCATCGCTCAGGGCAGCAGTGAAGTAGTTCTTGGTCGCCATGGTGACGGCCTCGAGAACCACCGTGCCGGCGGAGGCGCGATCGGTCAGAAGCACCTCTTTGGTGCAGCCGACGAGCTCGCGGTACACCAGGGTGTTGCCCACGTCGAACGTTACAGACTGCAAACAACCGGCGTAGGAGAGCAGCTCGAAGCCGGTGGTGTTGCCGTTCTTGAACACGACAGGCGTGGCCTGGTTGGCATAAGTCACCGCCGGCAGAGCAGTGTCGGTCGGCGTGTTGTAAATGCCAGTGAAGGTGAAATCAATGGTTGGAATCTGGCCAACAGTGCCATTAATGGTGAAGGTTCCACGAGCGCCGGTAACCTTATGCAGAACGCCATCAATGTTGTAATAGATGGTTGCGCTGCTAAAGGAAGAGCTCACCGGGGCGTAGGTGACGCTTGTGGTGGCAACGATCGTCTCACTCAGGCCGCAAGCCTTCAAGGCCTTGCCATAGCGAGGAGCGGTGCCAGCGGTGCCAGACCCGGCCAATTCCACACTGAAGGTGCATTCCACCCGGGTGTTGGCCAGGAGCTGCTCCGATGCGCCCATGTAAGGGCGAATCAGATCGCGGCTGACAACGTCACTCTGCAGAGGAGTGATGTTCAGATCCCTCACCAGCACCGCGTCGGCGCCGTCTGGAGTCGGATCCGTCCCGTAGGTCGATTCCGTCTCCAGCAGAATCAGACGCTTGCGAGTCAGAAGAGCCATTGGAAATTACCTCTTGGGTTTCAGGGGGAGCGGTCCGTTCAACAAGGACGCGGACGCCAGTTTCGGGATCAAGGATGTAGGAGCCACCCTGCCCATGGAACTCATCAATCATGGTAGTCGCCTCAGGTTGAAAGATCGCCCACTGAAGTGCGGTAACGAACAATGTAAATAGAAAAGATAACACCAACCGGTTGGTCGGCATCTTGCATTGTGAATTCTGTTTCCCCGGGCTGAACGTCAATTGCTATTCCACCAAGAGTCAGATCAGCCATGATTGCGGAATGCGCTGCAGCAATAACTGGATCTGCGAGTTGATCTGGGATCTCTCCACGAACAATTACAGCAACCCTTACCTGCATCGAGTGATCCAGGGTCGGCAGGCATGTGTTCTGCTCTACGTCATTCCGCACTGGCTCCACGATGACGGCCGGAGACTCGCCCCGGGCCAGCGGCGTCACCCTGCTGCGATACACAGTTGCGCCCAGCGTGGCCGAACCGGTCAGGGCGGTCTTGATGGCCTCGAGAATCAGCTCACGTTTTGTAGCCATTACAGAATCTCGCTGGCCACT